AACTCGAAAATTTTACGTGGGAATCTAGTACTGGTAGATCTTGCCTGAATAGCAATTATTATCTCTTTCATTTTACACCTTTGAAATCCATGAAATTTATTACTTTTTGATGAAACTTCAAAATAGTATCATTGTTTAAATATTTTTTACCACACAACCAAGAAGCAACATAGGAGACATAAGCAACATCCATATCTCTAACGTTAAGTTTACGACCGTTCAGAATACAATTCCAAACCGGAGAGTTATTCCTTACGCTCAACTCTCCAAATTCTCCATTATGCAAGCAAATAGGCTGCATACAATCCCAATACAAACCATCGTTTCCAGTCCTGAAATAATTGTAAGAAGTTTCTTTTAATTGCACTCCATCTTTTTCATTCATTTCAGAAAAGACTATGTACTGAAACATAATAGAAAGGTTGTCTCCGCACAATTTAATTATCTCTTTTACCTCATCAATGCTTTTAGAAATAGGCTTTTCACAAAGTATTGGACGTTTGTAAATAGCAATATTTCTTATTATCTCTAAGTGTGTTTCGGTTGGAGTTGCAACGATGAAATGAGTAATCTTCTCTAGATTAACTTCAGAAAATCCTAATCTGCTATCTATACACTCAAAATCTATATTCAACCAATTAAGAATCGCCTGGTATCTCTTGCCCATTGATCCCTCAGATCCATATATCAAAACTTTATTTTTCATGATTTATTACCTTCTTAATTATTTCAAAATCAAAAAAAATATTGTCTGTTATCAGTATGCCATCTTCTATTATCTTTTCGTCAATGTATTGATTTTCGTCGTCTAAATATTCCTTTGCAAGATTCAAAGCATAATCTTTGGCCATCTTCATGCTATCAAAAACCATTAATATTTCACAATCATCACTATACCAAAGTCTTTTTGTAACAATATAAACAAAATCTTCACTCATATTTTAAGCCCTTTCTTTATCATGGTTATTAATTTTTCCTGATCTTCAGAAACAGTAAATTCACCATCTGTGAAATGCTGAGATAACAACACTTCTTGGGACTTCTCTTTACCTCTATTCCCTATCTCTATCGCTGAAGTAATTACACTAGTAAAATCTTTTCCTGTTATCTTACAAATATTTCTAATAATATTTTCAATACTAGATAGCACCATCTTTTTAAATGGTATATAAACACCATCAACTTTTCTGACTCCATTCGTATTGTATCTATACTCTTGATTACCTTCAGAAACTTCCAGCATGAATTTAGCGGCATCCTCTACAAGCAACCAATATCTGTACATTTCTATTTCCGTTACAGTAATTGGCATATTGTTTTTTATCTTGTGGTAAAAATCATGAATAACAGACCCGCGACTAGCAATAATATTACCCCATCTAAAAACAAAAAATCTATTATGATCATCGTCGTTATTCCTGTTAAGCAAAATTGTCTCTGAAATTGATTTGCAATTACCATAAACATTTATCGGGTCAACTGCTTTATCTGTAGAGGAGAATAATAAATCACAATTAAACTCGTCGGCAATATCTGCCATATTAATGGTGCCAATGAGATTAGTTTTTACGCTTTCCTCTGGATTACTCTGGCATATATCAATGTGTTTCAAAGCTGCTAGATGGAAAATTCTATCTACGCCAAGATTGCTAAACACTCTACATAAAGCTTTTTTATCTGAGACGTCGCCAATGAAGAATTTTAGCCTACGTGAGTAACTACTAAACTCCTGTTTCATTTGTTGCTGCTTTAATTCGTCTCTAGAAAATATATAAACCATCGTCGTGTCTAGGTTTAACAACAATTGTCTAGTGATCTCTTTCCCTAATGTTCCAGTGCCTCCGGTGATAAAATACCTCATTATCTTAAATCCTTTGTTGATCGTAAAAATACGCTTTCAGGGGATATTCTTTTAACTTGAATTAACGCAGATCCGGTTAGGAGATCTTGCAAAAGATCTTTAACTTCGTAGGATGAATCCTTTCTATCTTCTTTTATTTTTTCTAACTCTTCTTCTGCAAATTCCAAATCTTGGGAGAGTTGGAGATTTAAAGAGTCTTTTTTTTGACATTCCCTAGCTAGTGCGCAGTTTTCTTTTGATAATCTGTAGGCAAATATGATAATGGGTAGTGATACAAAAAAACAAAATAGCAGTATTAAGATAGCTTGTAAGTTTGATATAAACATCTTTAAACCTCCAGATTAAATAAAAGCAGAAGTTTAAAGATGTGTCAATCTAGAATTGATATATTATTTATTGCATTCTTTTTCTAAATGGTCATTTATCTTGGTATCAATATCGTTTAACTTATCCCAAATTAGCGACATATAATTATCAACATTATTTATCTTCTCTTTATTTACCGCAATTGCGGTAGAGTTTGAAATAATTACCGCAATTGCGGTAATGGCGATAGTACTAATTATTGCCGATATTATGCTACAAATAGTGGGATTATTGATTAAGCTTTTCATTAGCTAATATAATGAATAGAAAACGTTAAACATGCTCCTGCTGCCGCGCCTCCTATATACATTGTTCCAGTTGAAATACTTGCTTGTACTTTGAAAATATATTCAGTGCCTAAAGTTGCCTGAAAATATCCATCCGTTGTTATTGGTATTTGCATTAAAGACACATCATTTTTAGTAATACTACCACCAGCTCCAGAAATATCAGTTGCTGTATTTGACTCGTGAACCTTAATCGCCCATGTAGCAGCTCCGGCCGCTACTCCAGGAATTATGCTGATTACTGTAGTTACTTTTATAATTCCGCTTCTTGGTGCAGTAAATTTAATGCCTGGTAAATCTCCAGTAGCAATAGTTACGGTTCCAAAATCAGAGTTAATAAATGTTGTTGGAGTTGGTACCGTTCCTACTTCTGTAAAATCTGCATAACTAGTACCTGTTCGTGTCCAATAATTAGTTGTTGAATTTGGGAAATATCCGCTATAGGCATAGCTCCCTGGGATGGAAGGCAAATTATAAGAATAATCTTCACCCTGGTATATATCATCAATATAAATATTATTGTTACTATTTGCCGTTTGGGTAAAACGCAATTTATACGAAGTTGCTGCAACGGCCGCATAAGGAAGCGATATTTTGTTAAATCCAGTATTTGCGGCCAATGGTACAACTGAATTAATAACAGTATTTGCAGAGTCCATTAGTTCAACTTTTATGGTTGCCGATGTGGTATAATACCAAAAAACAGCAAGTGCATGCTGTGCGGCCCCTGGAAGTGTAACTAGTTTCAATTCACAATAATGATTGGTAGTTGTTATATTACAATGTAAAGATTTACTACCACTTCTAACTAATGTACTTTCTAACGATTTTGTTGCACCCGAAACAGTGACATCTTTTAAACCCTGTTCAAATCCACTATTGGGAGTATAAAAGTTTTTAAAAAGTATCTCTTGTTTATCAACTGTCCTCATTTGGGCATTCGCAACCATAGAGAATAAAAATAGAGTGAAAATTAAAAAAATATTCTTCATGTTAAAGTCTCCTATTAACCAAATATTGGGTAAAATGATTGTTTTAATACTCTTGCCGAAAATGTCGCCGCTACTGTTTCGCTAGCAATTTCTCTTTTTAATAATACCAAAATGGTATCACCAACCGCTACCGATAATGAATCAATAAAACCAGTTGCATCGGTTAAATCTAAATCTCCGATTGCTCTAACGAGATTAGCAGTTGCAGCGGTCAATTGAGTATTTACTGATAAATGATAATTAACGAAAGTAGCAAGTTCGGTAGTCTCTGGTTTTATTAAATAAGCTGTAGTCCTAAAAAGTATATTCCCAGAAGTTCCAGAAATGGCAAATTGTCCACCTCTCAAAAGTATTTGCTTACCTGAGATATAGTCACTAGGTACCGTAAAATTGGCGTAAATACCTTGTGTGTCTGTTTCATTAAATTCAAGAATACTAATTCCCTGCAATGAACTTTCTACAGGTGCAGGAGAATATACCAAATCCCAAAATATTGGAGATCCACCCACGGCACCCCCTCCAACTCGTCCACTAACTCCGCTGGCGTTAAGCCAGCGTTTGCCACCCGTAGCATCGTAGTACTCTTTTATGTATCCCACGGCAGGATTTGCCGCTGGAGTAGCAATTAATTTATGGGTGGAATTGCTTTCTAATGCCATCGTGTTTACATGCTGATCTAGTGTCCCGTCAGTAGTTGACTCTAATAATGCTTGAAAATTTTCCATGACTTTATTAGCGTCTGAAGTATCACCATTTACAATGGTGTATGGTAGTGTTTGATATGCCATTTATTTTGCTCCTATAGCCATTAGCCGGCGTTTTATTGCATTAATGTTATCTTTTGCTTCTTGGTTATTGTTGTAAATTCTTCCAGCCGCATTGATCCCTTTTGGTGATGATAATGCTTTTATTGCCTGGTCAATTGCTTTAGAAGAAACATTTTTGGTTTGTATTAATTGTTTTAGTGCAAATGGTGATGTCGTGGCCGCTCCTATCAATGCCCCAGTTATCGGACTATGATCAGTAGAATCTGAAATAGCGGCACCAATTCCACTGCCCAAAACTAATCTGGTCATAGTCACACCGGTTTGTGGACCGGATGGTGAAAATTTGGCATTATAAAATTCTTTTGAGGTTGCAACTTTTTTGGCAGATTGCAATGGATCTGTACCGGTAACCTTTCCTAGTTTATATAGTAAATTTCCATTGGTAGTGGATCTGCCAGAAGTAGCGGCGGCCAAAAATGATCCTTCTGGACGATCAACCGCCAAAATATTTGGATTTAATTTTTCTTCTATTTTATGCAGCTTATGATATTTCATGTTTGCTTTTTCTATAGCTGGAGAAACTTTATTTACAATCATTCTGGCTTCTTCGTATCCTGCCTTGGCAGCACGAGCAGCTCCTTTATCAGCGATGAACATTTTCCCATCTTTCAAGAATGCACCTTTTGAATATTCTTGAAGTTTCCGTTGAATTTCATAAAGATCTTTGTATGAAATAAATCCATTTTTATCGGAAACTGAAATAACTTCATTTAAAATATTATCTATTTCTTCAATAGAATCTTTTCTTAAAATAGGATGGAGTTGAGATTTAATTTTTTCTATCGAATTTGTTATAGTTCCAATAGGAACTATATTTTTACTACCAAATTGATTCCTGATTTCGCTATCTACCGAATCTAATGCTTTTGTAATATTTTTACTTAATTTATTCTTTGTTTCTGCCACACCCTTATTAATAAGTTCTCGTTCATTATTAACGGCTTCTGGAATATGTTCACCGTACTGCTTTATCATTTTGTTAATTTCATCTGTATGCTTAGAATAAGTTTCAATCAAATTTTCATTTATTCCCGTTAAAGTAGATCCGATTTTATGTATCCATCCCGTAGGAATTTTACTGGCCAGTTCTTTGCCTTTATCATAGGCATATCCTAAGCCTTTCCCAACTCCATAGCTAGCGGCACCCATCAAACCACCCTCAGCACTTGTGATTGCCGCTTCTGAGGGACTTTCGGCGGTTCCGATAGCTTTACTAGTACCAAAAGCCAGGCCTGTCTTAGCGGCCTGCCCAAGCGTTCCCATTGGTGCCATGATTGTTGATGGCACTGAACCTATGATGTTTGTGGCCATAGTTCTTTCCGGATAAGCAAATTCTGCGGCCTTTTGCTTGCGAATCTCATTACCTCTACTTTCTTTAAAAGATTCTTTACCAATGTTTATCGATTCTCCTAATGGTAATCCTTCTTTTAATCCTCCGTAGAAGCCACCAGCAGCAGCACCAGCGGCTGCGATAGAAGGTCTAAGCTCAGCAGTCAATCCTCTTCCTAAGCCCAATAAATTGGCCTGTGATTCACTTGGTATAGGTTCCCACGATTTCTCGCTAGCAGGATCTCCACCCATATAAACGTGATTATCTTCAATGCTGCCAATCCTCTTCCAACTCTCCGAATTACCAGCATTCCCACCAATATAAGAATAACCTTCTTCGGTATGTCCTATTTTAATTGGCATTATTTTTTTCCTTTGTCTTGATATTTGGACCAAGGACCAGTTTTCTTATTATTAACAATTGATTTTGGCTTGATATTTTCTGATATCCTTTCACTTAATATTTTAGGCATTTCGGGAACATTGGGAGAATCAAATCCACTAGTGCTATAACCAGATCTTTTAAGTGCATCCATGTCCGATTTTAATTTATTCTTAACCACTCGATCTAAAATATCAATTTTTGATAAAGTGGTTGTATGTGGATTGTTTAATTGAAATAACATCTTTTTATATCTAATTAAATCTTGATCCGTTAATCTACTTCCTTCTATATATTTAGCAGCTTTTTGGGTAATCATATCAATTTGAGTTTCTAGAGTATTTGCTCTTTCATTATATGGATTTTTAGAATTAAATCTGCCCTTTATAGGACCAAATAAATCAGAGTTATCTTTTACGGTTTTCCTTAGGTCCTCGAGAAGTGCTGGAATTGTTGCCCCTTCATTCATATCGTTAATAATATTAGGAGGAAGCATTTTACCATCAGGCCTTGAATTGTCTTTATTTGGTGATTGCCATCTATTATTTTTGTCGATAGTAGATTGCATTAGTTGTCTTTTTAAATTATTAGATTCAGGATCTTGATTTTTTCCAACTGCAACCTTTTTCTGAGCAAATCCACCCTTGCCATCTGGAACAAGTTCTATAAGCATTCGCTCATTAGGTTTTGGCGGTTCGTTTTCTGTCCCTCTAATATCATTTCCAGTTTTTTCCCCAAGATCAAGAAGCTCGTTAGTGTAAAACTGTCCGCCTTGCTGACGTGCTTTTTCCTGAGCTGCATTTGCGCTATCTTCTTTTAATAGATTCCATTTATCACTAGCAAGCTTAATATTATAAATAGTCTCTCCGACTTGTAATGCTTTAGCTAGTCTATCCCAAGCGTCTGGTGCCCTCTGTGGTTGTTGTACTGATACAGTCATTATGCCATCCCCTTGTAATCTTTATATCCGGCTTGAATCATCTGAAACAATGGTTTACCATATTCTAATCGAACTTCATGTGGAAGTTCATTAAGTGCTTGTTCTCCATCTCGTAACGCCATTAAATTTTCTTCTCTACTAACACCTTTTAGATTTGCCCTTCTTGACATTGCCGATGATTCTAATGGTTGTGGTCTAGATTGATCATTACCTACTGATCCTGCCAATCCTGCCGCCCCATTAACTGCCATCATTTGGCCACCTGGAATCATAAATCCAGCTATTATCTGGCCTATAGACATCGCTTTGCTTAGACTGTCATTTTGTTTTTTTTGTGGAATATTTATTTGTGCCATATTTATAACTCCGAAAAATATTTTTAAATTTTAATTCTATCTGTTGAAAATCTTTTTCCAAACAACTGCCCAAATAAATCCGTCGGTCTTCCAGCTTCTAACTTTGCTAACTGCTTATTAAATTCCGAAATCTTTTTATCTAATTCAAATTGTCTATCAGCTTGATCGAGTGCTCTGATTTTTAAATTTCTATCTTTCTGAGCTTCTTCCAATGCTCTCCTTGTCGTCGTCTCACTTGCCAAAATAGATTCATCTGTTTTTTGTCTTTCTTCGTTTAGTTTACCAATCGCCTCTTGTTCCATTTTTATTTGGGCACCACTAGGGCCACCGCCTAGACGTGCAAAACGTCTAGACATTGCTTCTTTCATATTATTTTGGGCGCTAAGAAAATCGCTATTTACTCTTTTTCTTGCTAAATCATATTCAGGCAATGTTATTGGTATTGGTTTTTCATTGGAGGTAGAATCTTTTGCTGGTATATCAAAAGGCTTTGCATCTATTATCTTATTTTCTTCTTTGTCACCTTTCAATAATCCCTTACCTATATTATAAGCAGTTTTACCAACAACATAAGGAGGAGTTATTTTTACAACATTCCCACCAAATTTAACAGCTCCATGACCAATTTTTTTTGCTGATTTCCAAAGTCCCATTTTATCGTCTCCCTTTTATATTATATTCAAATGACATATAATGAATTTTGAAATGGTATCCAACCCTATTTAAGTTTGAAAATTTAAACTGAACACGCTTACCGTTGAGATTCCCAACATCAAAATTAATATCTCTCTGACTATATCCGGCGCTTAATATATCAAATCCCCAAATGAAATAACCCCAATACGTTCTAGTGGTATCGATATTAATATGATTGTAATAATAGATACCCATATCACTATCTGATTTTGCAGAAAAACCCATAAACATATCATCGTAACAATCAGCTAAAAAATAAATATAACGAAAATCTTTATGTCTCTCAGCATCTTCCATACTTCCGAAAAATTCCTTAGTAGTATAATAGGAATTGATCGCATGTTCTCCAGTACTATTGATATCGGAATAATTATCTGTGTTTAATTGGTAAACAAATCCATCACCAATAGAATTTCCACCGTATAATTTCCCTTGATAAACAGTGAAATTATTTATATATAAACTATCCCATGGAAACCAAGGATATTGTGTCACTCCTGCCCAAACAGAAAGAATATTAGCGTTCTCGCCTTCTGTATTTTTGTAGGAGAAATCTAAAACATAAATTCTATTATTATAAGTGGCCGACTCTCCAAATGGTAAAGCGATATAAACTTTATTCTTGTGAGTGATTGCAGAAATGTTTTTGATATAAGCTTTTGGTATCTGGAAAATATCTGGTTCTATTTTATCGCTTATCATATCGCTACTTACGCTATTATAAGTAAGCCTAGCAACACTAGGATCAGTAGAATCATTTACTAAATTTTGAAATCCTACAATATTCCCGTACTCTGTAGCAGGGCATAGAATACCGCCATTATAATCAACAATAGCATCACTGCACACGTTACCGTATTGTGATCTGGAAATAGCTTTTATCCAGTTAGTTGGATCGTTATCGGGAAAATACATCAAATAAGGCCTACGGTCGCAAGTAACAATAATACCATTTTCCATTAGTCCAAAACCGTTAGGAGTATCGCCACCCTTATCACCCATTTTTTCAAAATTTGCAGCTTTTACAACGAAAGGATTTAGTGCCTCAGTGTATTTAACATAACTAGGATTATCGACATCGTTAAAAAATGCTCTGCCAACTGTCGGGTGGAATATAGCTGTTTTCCACTTTGGTGGCTTCCCTTGATCAGTAGGGGCAAGAGCTCCTAGGCTGGTATCTGGTTTATTGTCGTTGTATACGGTAGCAGTATTATTCGCAACCATTGTCACCAACTTGTATACCAATCCGCTTGCTTCCGTTCTGTAAACCGCCCTGCCTGCAACGCCATAACTCTGTGGGGCAACTGGCAAATCAATACTAAGAACAGCAGAGACAGCATTATAATGATTACTAACGGGGCCCACATCTCCCAAGACAAGCGCAGAATTAAAAAATGCCACTTTATAGGCATACGAACCACTTAAGACGCTAGCACCGTTAGAAACACACACGGGAGCACTTGGGGGCACATCTATTCCATGTCTTGTAAAATTGGTTCCGTCATATTTATAAGGTTGGGTCCCATTATTAACAAACAGATATCCTTCATCCTGAAAACTACTAACTCTTGTTCCTACCGTATAAATCGATTGTGCTGATGGTATAGTGATCCAAGATGTACCGCTGGCCCTATATCCACTACCACCAAAAAAAGCGACCATTTGCTCGTTGCCATCAAAATCAACTCTAGTAAAAAGACCATCGCAAACAAACGAACCGACGGCCGCAGTATTGAACGGCATACTTCCATGCCTAGTGGCTACCGCTTTACCATCGTACATAACATTTAAACAATCGGCGCTATCGTTATCAGCAATTAAATTATTGCTAAATTTAGAATTTAAACCACCATCAAAAAGAATCTTTCTTGTAGGTCCTGGATACATACGCGTGTAATCTGACATTAATTGCCCCTACATGAAAAGATTACGGCCACAAACTTCCTCGCTCTTAACGACTCCGTTAGCACCTGCTCTTTTTAATTGTTTAATATTAGATTCAATTTTCAATAAATTAAGTTCAAATCTATCTAGGAATTTATTAGCGATATCAAATTTTTCATCCTTAAAAACCATGCACGATAAAACATAGTCTAATAAATAAACATGATATCTTGTCGGTATCTCTAAAATAGATCCTGTAGTTATTGGCTGAGGTTCATTGTAAGTATATATCAATAGTGGCTGCTCACCAGCGGGGATAGGTCGCAATCTAATTTTCTCTTGCCATTCTAAATACTGTTGAGGATTTCCAGTGCTCGCCGTAGTTTCAAAAAAACCTGTCAACAAATCATCATCATCAAAAGATATTTTATCAAGTTTTTTTCCGTTCCAAGTTACTCTTTTAACACCAATTGCATACTCCGGTAAATCATACTCCTGAACATTTGGAGCGGTTACAGTCTCAAAAGTTCTTTCTATGCATTTAGTTTCTATTGCCATCCTCAAACAAGCTTCATATATCAATTGATATAATTCGCCAACGTCCCAAAACTTAGAACCCATTGAATTATATTTATTCCTGCAAGAGTTTACAATTGTCTCTAGATTCAAAATCTCCCTCCTAGGAAACCATCGTCCAGTGTGTATGATTCCTTAGATGCGCGTTTTTATTTGGACGTGGATACTCGTAATACCATGGCGACTGCTGCATATAAATAAAATCAGAATCACAATTTACTGAAATTACAGTTTCTATTCTATGCGCATAAATCCTATGGTGTTCAGATGTTACAAATTCGTAATTTATTATATTTTTTATAAAATAATCATAAATTACGCTAGTAACTGCCATTGAATTTTCAAAATATTTATCAACTGCTTTGTATAAAATATTAGTAACTATCATCGTGTTACTAATTTCTTTATCAACTGTTTTATAAATATCATCTAGATTCAAAGGGATAGTATTGTCGATATTTTTGTCATCAATGATCTTTATCTTTTGGCCATCACCCCAGATAAAAATGCCAAAAATACCACTGCCCCAATAAAGGGGCGATCCACAACCTACAGCAAGCAATGAATTATTTATCGTCTTTGTATAATCTACCATATTATGAAAATGTTAAATCACATATTACGGTTAATACATCATCGGCACCCTTGTTCAGCACTAACTCAGTATCTCTATTAAGGATAGTACCAGCAAGAGCACTATCGAAAACAGCATACTCCGAAATTGCACCAGTACCGGAACCCGTAGCAAATGTTGCCGTCACTCTATAAATTGCACCAGTAATATAACTAACATTTCCAGATTGTCTTGATAGCTCGTCTTCTAATGCAATATCAGCGATACTTTCGCCAGTAGTACCCGAACCAATTCCCACATATCGCATATTAAAAGTAACTGGAACCGTTACGGAATCATTTAAGTAAGATGCGATATACTCTTTACCAACAGTAGTAATTACATTCTCACCTTTTTTTTCTTCTTTCAATGTTCCATCTGGGCCGTATAATCTTACCCACCAAAAACCACGCATTTTAGAAATATTTTTCATTTTTTTACCTTAACATTTTTTTAGTCTTCTATCCCTGTCCTCATCGAATTTTTGTGAAGCATGGAAAGTTACTATGTGTTTATCTAATTCTTCCTTAGTTAAAAAAACTTTTCCGCAGGCCTGACATTTTAGTTTAGTACTTTCATTGTCATCTATTGCCTTAAAGTTTTGGGGTAAAACAATTCTTACTTTTTTAAACGACTCTGGTTTTTTATTTCCTGCTCCGTCGAGTTTGATTGGGGTTCCTTGGAAACTTTTGAACTCGTTTGCTTCGTAGAAATCCATTTCAATAAATCCGCCAGGTACGATATGTATTTTATCACCTTTGTAAGTTTCAATAAGGGGGTAAGTATTGTCATTGTAGATCCTCACTATTTGATTATCGATCCTTTCGCTACATAATTGATCATTGCTCATAAAAACTAATCTCCACAAATAAATTTATAAGTCGTTATTACGTCGGTACATCCCGAAGAACTTTCTACTTTTACAAATCGTAAACCATCAGCAGGCACAGGAACTACTTTTTGTGATAGTGCCGAATTGATGGAGAAATCAGTCATAGAAGAATTGTGTACAACTCTCCGATAGGTAGAATCAAGCTTACTAGCTGCTTGAACGTACAGACTACCACTTGCCATCGTAGGCACTTCTAAATAGATTCTACGCCAGCTAATGCCTAAATCCAGCCCACTAGAAAGAGTAATTCCACTTGCTACGTTTACAGAAAAAACACTTTGAGGCAATCCCATGATTTCCCCCTTAATTACCGTAAACTGTTAAATAAAACTTATCATTAGCAGTTACAGCACTCGCACCAATGTAACCACCGGCAGCGGTGCCGGTTGATCGTACATTTTTAAAAAGCGTAATCGCTGCGGTCGTCATTGTTATCGGTCCTAATGAGTACGCTTGTACTACATTTAAACCAGTATCAATATCGGCCTCGGCAGAATCTGCCGTAATGCTAAGTATGTGTACTCGCTTATTTCCGAAAACTGTTTTCTCAATGATTGAGTTATCCCATGCCATTTTTTTTATCTCCTAGAAAAGTATCTTGATTTGCTTATCTGCCGGATCTGAATCGGGACACAAGCACATTTCATCAAGTTCATTTGTTAATGTGTACATTCTAATAAAATGCTTTAATTCCATCTGACGAATACTGTAGAGGTTACCCTCTGGGTATGCACCCATCAATCCACCCTCTGTACAATTGATATAAATCCCTGGTACTTCCATACTTAACCAATCAAACCATCCTTTGAAATTATAGTATGATTGCCAAGTCAAAACTCTGTTACCGTACACATCCATCGCACGAATAGCATGCCCCAACTTGGAATCATATTTTGAATCCCATCCATGGAATTTTTTGGTATATGAAAAACTAAAATCGGCACCAATAAAACAAATTGGATTACAACCTAAAATTCCTTTTGCAATGTAAGTGCAAGCACCAAGCACATTACCGCCAGTAGAAATGAGCATATTAAATCTTTCAATTTCATTTACCTTGTCGTTGTATTCTTTATCTGGAACCGGACAGTTGAAAAAATAAATTGGACCTTTCCACAACTCAAGAAGTTTTGGATTTGAACCAATGAACGCGATTAGAGTATAGTTTTTAGTTGCTTCAAAATACTCTTCTTTCGTCTTAGTTCCACCCTCGTAAAGTTCCTCAACAGTCACCTCGCCAGCATCTAGAGTAACGAAGTAATTACAAGTAAGTTCATGATCAACGAAGAAATGAAAATTATGTAAACAACTTATAATTGGTATATCTTTCACGTTCTTTAACTGCTCACCATTAAACTTTAGTGATGGACCACTGCCCACACAAATTGCTGGTTGCATGTTAAATTTTTTATGAAGCAAACCTAAAGATTTATCTTTAAATGGCCCATAAACTTTGTGATTAGCGGCTATCTGGTCTATCCACTGTTTACGCCAACTAGCTATCGTAATCCCATCATTACTACACGCCTGTTGATATAATTGGGCATTAGACACCGGCGGCGCCATTATAACGTTGTTAAACTCAAAATCCATTTCTACCGTTCGTAAAGTCATCAAAAACCTCTTGATTAAAGTTATAAAAAAGGGAGAGTCGAACGTCCAACTCTCCCGAAAAAACTATTTAGAATCTATTGCCAATAAATCCATAGAACGAACCACCGCTAGCAGTATCGCAATTTAAACCGTATCCAACTACTGCGAACGTACCAACACCAACGGCATCGGTAACAGGTACGGACTGATGGAATGTACCATCTACACCCAATGCAAGCGCCATGTAGTTTCCGGTGATTGTAGAGTTTGCGTGTGCTTCTAAAAGTGAAAAACCTTTAGTCATTACCCAGCCGTATGTACCAGTTGTTAGTGTAGCGTGCTTTACAACGCCCACAAATGGGTTTGCTACGTCAGATAGAGAGGTTACAGCTACCGAGTAGGCACTAGCTGCCGTAACTAATTTAACCCCGTATGTAGGGCTGATTTGTGATCCTCCGGCGTTGTAGCAGTAAACATATTCCTCACCTTTGTGATATCTTCTGGCCCCTATCTCGTTAGATGGAGTTCCAGTTACTGCACTGATTTGCTCATCGTATGCAACTGGTCCGAAAAAGTTCATTGTCATATATCATTCTCCGTTTTATAAAAATTCGTAAAAAATTGTAAAATGGATTGATATAATACTTTATTATATCAATCCACATTGTACTTTTATTAAGCAGCCACTGCGCTCATATATCCTAACATTCTGTTGTTGCATGAACCAAAACCCGACATCGTGTAAATGTGTGCTACTTTGATGTTTTGATTAATCGGTTTAGCGAATGGTTCAAATCTAAAATTTTCATCTTTGTGGAAAATCAATTTTAAATATTTACTGTTTAACATAAACAAACCATTGGCAGGAACTTTCGCATCAGTAGTAACAGGAACACCGTTAAACATTAGTGAGCTGAAACCACCTTTGGCCATTTCAGAATCCATAAATCTTTGTTGTGGCTGAAGCAAATTATAATATCTATTGTAATTTGCTCGGGTAACTGAAATTAAATCAGGACTATCATTGTCGATAGAGCAGAGGTTGAAAAGCGTCTGCATTGCTGGGATGTTTAGCGTAGTAGTCGTTGAATCCACTTGAGCTTGCCACCAAGCATAGTCAGTTTGTGAGATACCACCAACGGTATTTGTAATCGAACAAATTTGGCGTAATCCTGCGATTGCGTCGGCATCTGCACCAGTATTATAAACAGCGGTACCGAAAGCGTCTTTAGCTGTTTTCTCTGCTGCTGCCATTTTTTCAGCAACTAATTTTAGTTTACCGCTAGATCCTGCATTCCTTAATTCTTCTCGTCTAGTAATAGTGATAGAAACATGGTGCTGTTTCCAGTTGTATTCTGCACCTGTAAATTGCTCATTGTCTGCCACGTCCAAAACGTCAGCACCATTATACCATCCTGAAGCTGCATTTGTTGCGTAAAGAAGAGGCATAATTATTGAGGTACCACCGTCCTGAATGTCTTTTGATTTTTGCATCAAATACTTAAGAGTAGCATTTGAATCAAAAATGTTATCTACCATTTTCGGTAGAAATTTCTTTTCAGTAATCGAACTAATTTGGTCCCATGTCAAAGGCATATAAAAATCCTTGTTTAATTGTTAATCTCTAGCTCATTCAGAGCTTCCATTGCTAAATCCCTATAACTCTTTCCATGATGATCAGTTACAGAAATTCCCTTTTGAGGAGCTCGAGTTTCCCCGAGTAATCCCAACTTAGTTCTTTTCTGTATCTCTTTCATGGCCTGTTCTTTCCCGATAGATTCGTGCTTCTGCGTGATTTGATCAAAGTAAAAATCCCTATAAGCAGTTTTGAAACTTTTTATACCATTTTGGTTTGCGTGTTCCAATACTCGCATTTCTAGAGATTTGCCCGATTCATCCGGAGAGTCGAAATCAATCTGAGAATACTGTTTTCTAATGTCACTAATTTCTTTTTCTAGTTTGCTATCTTCTTCTTGTCGTAATCGCAGATTTTTTTCAGCGAGCGACTCTTGCATGAAGTTATCAAACTTACTCATTTTCTCGCTAACGATACTATCTAGTTTTGATATAAGTTCACTATTCGGATCGTTAGGATCTGATTGAAAATTTGGATCCGAATTTTGTTGTTGTTGACCAAAACTAGAAGGTTGACCATTTTGATATGCACTAGTTATTTGATTCCACCATTCTGGATTGCCCTGTGCTGCCTCGTAGATGTTACGATATTGATCCAATTCTTGCCTCTGGCGTTTGATATCTTCCATGTGTTGGGAGTAATCATAACCCTGACTGGCGCGCTTAAGAATAGTATCAATTGGCTCTTTTATCCGTTGGCCTCTGGCCGTATATTCAAACTCCTGTACTTGTTGTTGGGTGGGCGGGGTTTGGCGTCCGCCCATAATTGGAGAGTCGTCATTTTGGGATAAATCACCGTTTTCAACTTCGTTTGAAATTCCATTTTCTTGTAAAGATTCACTGATTAAATCATCATAGCCCATATAATAAATTCCCTCTTACATCATAGGTTGGACGTTACGAGCACCTGCTTCCATTGGCAAATTACCGGACGTCTGTTGTTGCTGTGGTTTTTGTTGATCTTGTGATCCACTCATATTTTCTGCAAAAGAATAAAAAGCATTCATTAGATTACCGAATGACTGTTTATCTTCTGGTGGAAGTTTTGATCTTTCGATCATATCACCTAATTTATTTAGATTATCATTGATGCTGGTAAGAAGTTGCTCGGCTCCTCCGCCCTGGTCTGCAGGGCCGGCATCTTTTTGACTTGGTGGCATTTGTTGAGGAATTTGTTCTTGCATTGGCATTGTAACACCTTTTTAGTTTAGTTTAGGCATTACGTCCGCCGTTTAAACAATCATAACGTTAGATTGATATAATTAATATGACCGGAAGTCTTAAATTAAAGCAATAATTAATATTCCATTCCGGTCATATTTCCAGCGACTTGGCCTTGGTCAGGGACCGCAGCGGTCTGCTGTTCTTGTAATTGCAATTGTTTTTGCTGAGTTCTCGCTAAAATTGCTTGGTAATTGGGGTATTCCATATCTTTTAGCACTTGTTCAGCATCTATTATCTGTCGATCATATAAATTAAACAATCGTTGTTCTTTCTCTAATTTTGAAAATGGTAGCGATGAACCAGTAGTAACTTTTACATCAAACTTTTTATTGAGAGCTAATATTTTTTCGTCACCCTCTTTATAACCCTGATCTGTTAAATTGTATGGAGTTATCCTTGCTACTTTTTTCGACTCTCCATTTTCATCAACTTGCACATCCACGTGAAATTTAAAATAATCCTGCAATAGTGGATTGTCTTTGTTAGTTACTCTCACTATTTGTGGAATGGTATAATATTGAAAAACAAACGCCAAATATTGTTGGCCTAATGTTTGTAGATAATTATCAAGTATTCTAGATTTCTGACGAATTCTGGTCTGTGCTGCTTGCTGAAGCTCCTGAATTGCAGAGGCCGCACTAACCCCTTCAGGGCGAACACCTCTTGTAATGTCCTGGGCGCCTGAAAGCTCATCGATCCACGTTTTATAACGATCAACTAAGTTAAGCACGTACGGCTGTAGCTGTGTTCCTTCTTCTCTCCTGACTTCACTACCCTTGTTCTTCTCTATGATCTCGCCAGGTCGATTATAGATGTTGTCAGTATCAACGCCGCTGGTATTGTCTACTATCCAAATTGGATTACCCGTCATCGTGAGCACATCTAGAGTAAA